TTTCTAACTTGGTCTCTAATATCAGCTAAAGTATCACTTGTACCAGTAATACCTGTAGCAATAAGCAATTCTGCAAGACCAAGACCAAATGCAGTTAAACCTCCACCAACAGCTAATAAATTTTTACCATCAACCTCGTTAAATCCTGCTAATCCTCCACCAAGATTTGTCAATATACTATTTAATGTAGAGCCATCAACACCCATTGCTCCAAAGGCATCACCAATACCTGCCATACCAGTAAAGAATCCACCAATACCTGCTCCTATTAAAGTCATACTTGCTGCAATTCCAAGTGAACCTAATAATCCTACTCCTGGGATAGCACCCAATCCAGCACCAAGAGTTATAAATCCAACGAGTGCCGCTTGTTGTGGTCCAGTAAATGCACCCATACCTTCTGCAATATTTGTAGCGTTTTCTTTAAATGCTGAACCATCAATACCAACTAAAGAACCAATTTTACCTGCACCAGCCATACCTACCATGAAACCACCGATACCAGCACCCATAATTGATGCGCCTGCAGCAGCCTTTGTAGCTAAGGCCTTGCCAGCAAGACCTAAAAATGCCGGCTTCATAGTTAATACAGCACCGGTTCCAGCAATTAGACCTAATGTAATTAATGTTTTTTCATCAAGAGTTTCTAATTCTTTAAGTGCTGCTACAATATTAACGGCGTTGTCTTTAAATTCTGTACCTGTAATTTTTGTTATTGCACCTGGTGCAGCAATACCTGTCATAAAGCCACCAATTGCAGCACCGCCTAAAGTTGCACCTGCAGCAGCTTTTCCAGCTAAAGCAACACCAGCAAGACCTATAAATGGTTTTTTAGTAGCTATAATAGCACCGCCACCAGCAATAATTCCTAAAGTAGCTAAAGTTGTTGCACTTAAACTACCAATATTTTCTAATGCATCAACTATATCTGAAGCATTTTCTTTAAATACTGTACCATCAAAATTAGTTAAAGACCCTGCCATAGCAATACCTGACATAAAGCCACCAATACCTGCTCCCATTGCAGTCATACCAAGAGCTGCTTTAGAGGTTTTTCCAACACCACCTACCATTCCTAAGAAAGCACCACCAGCCAACATTACACCTAATGTGGCTATGGATGTAGTACTCATCTTACCAAAATGTTCCCAACCTTCAGATATATTCTGTGCTTGTTCAGGAAAATTTTCACCTCTAAATGCTTTTACATTTGACCAAACCATTAAGCCACTCATAAAGGCGCCAATACCTAAACCCATTAAACCCATACCAGCAGCACCTTTTGCTGCTTTACCTAAGAAACTAGATTTAGAGGCTTCTGATTTATCTTTCTTTTTATCTTTTTTGTCTTTATCTTTCTCTCTTTTTTCTTCTTCCTCATCACCTTTTTTATCGGTAAAATGCTTTACAAGTTTCTCAAGCTGTTCTAAAGCACCTGCACCGGATTTTTGAATGTCTTCTTGAACATCTAATTTAGAACCAGATCGTTGTAAAGCTTTATCAGTAAATGTTTTGGCTTGGCCTGCTAAGAACCTACGTTGAAAGTCTGCTCCTGCATCAATAAACTCAGCTCCCTGTGATTCTTGAACTTCCCCAGAAGCAGCTAATTTTTCAGCACGATCCCGTTCTTCTTTGTCTCGCATTAAATCTTTCTTGCTAGAGGCGTTAAGCTTTCTTAATTCAGAAATTACTTGATTAATGCCTTCAATTTTTTGTGGTGTATCAGCCATATTTACTTTGTTCTCTGTTTTTTTCCTCGATCCATTGCGTTAAAAGGGTAACATATATCTCCCTTTCCCACGGCCACATATTCTCTAGTTCTTCTAAACCAAAATTATGCTGATGCATTAACGCAAAATTTGTTTTATAATGCGATACTACTGAATCATGAGAAAGGGCTATTGAAAAAAATCAGCTAGTCCCTTTAACTCTCTTTCGTTCTTCTCTCCACATTTCTTACATGTGAATTCTATATCATAACTAACATACGGTGTCTTCAAAAGTAAAGCCATAATTTTATTAAATTGTTCTGAACTTAAGCTCTCAACAAATTCAAGCACTTCATTAAATGGTACATCCTTCATTGGGTGTATATCTTCACCATGATAAAGTGTACCAATTGATTTGGCAACCATATGAATAAGAATTTCTGTACCAGTTTCAACTTCTGCAGATCTATCACTCATGGTTGGCCAACGTAACTCAATAGTCATATCATTATTAAGCTTTAATTGAAGATCTTTCTCATCAAAATCTAAATTCTTAATTTCTACTTTATCTAAATTAATCTTTACTGGATTTGATTCTTCACACTTAACACAATCTATACCTAACTCTATTCCTTCACCTACACTTCTAGAACGTAATGTTAAAAATATAAATTCAATATCAAATCCTGTTAAATTTGTCATATCAACATTATCTAAACATGATTTAATTATTGCGCTAACTGCTTTTTCAATTTGCTTATCATCTTGAGATTCTAATGCTATTAACAATAGTTTCTCTTCTCTGACCACGTATGGTCTATATGTTACAGCTTTGCCTGTTGAAGGCACAATCATATCATACTTTTGTGTTGCTATTTTTGGTAGCATATCAATTTCTCTCCATTATTTTATTTAACTTATTTGTCCACCACCTAACGCGGCGAATCTCCTTTTATCTGCAGCTAATTTTTCTAAATTTAGATGCTCTGTTTTCGGACTTGATGCAACTGCTGTTTTTATCTTAGTAGCTTTTAATTTATCTAATAAGGTTCCTACAACACTTTGAATTCCATCTATAAATCCAATACTTCTCCAATTATCATATTCCCAGGTGACACTCACTTCTAATAAACCTTCATTAGCATTACCTAATTCAATAGCTGAAAGCTGTATAGGATATGCATTTTCTAATTTAACTGTATATCCTGGAATTATATCATTAGATGTAGATAATTGTTGTATAATTACATCACTACAATAGTCTCTCTTATAAAATGCTTTATAATGTTCATGTGTACTATCAATAACCATTTCTTGCCACATATCAAAATACTTTTTAATATAATAATCATTCGTTAATAAAAATGTCATAGATACTTCATCAGTCATCATTGAATAAGGTTTCTTTGTCATATGATGATTGTGTGTAGCTTCAGTTGTGGTTATTCGTTTACCAGGAAGTGTACAAGTTTGACATAATAAAAACATATCTCTTGGGTCTTGTATAAAGTCTCCTATATGTATACCATCGCCAGATATTAAATTATTAAGTAATGTTGCAGGGTCAAACTTTAATAAACTATTCATACCTTTTGAAGGATGAGAAACATATACTGCATATCTATTTCCACGTGCTACACCACCACGACGATTAATCGTTGATTTAATTGAATCTATACTTACTGGTAATGACATTAGTATTGTCTCCTTGACCTAGTCCAAATAAAGCTTTCAGTTTTCTTTTTAAATGCAGCTGTTTGTAAAAATATTGCTATGTTCCATTCAGCAGCATCCACCTTCATTATCTTTGAAGATACATGCTCTGTAAGATAATGTTTAAAGCACGGTTTAAAATATTTATAACCTTTTGTAGCTTTTAACAAGTTATAAGTAATCCTAAATCTAGTCGTCTTATTAAATTTTTGATTAGATGCAACATCATTTAAATTGTCTAAAAATATAGCACGAATTTTAGGTGGTAAGTAATGTAAGTTAATACCAAAAAAACCACCTGGTGCTGGACCAACCATAATCGTTAAAGGAAATGTATCATAGTATGGCAAAGTTTGCTTAAGCTTTGGATTATATGTATACATTATCATATCACCAATTAAAGGTCTAGATTTTGGTGTTAACCTATCATCTTTAAGAATAGTCCTACCTAACGGTCCAAGTTCTTTTGCTTTCTTTGCAAACCATACTCCAGCTTCTCGTGAACGTGCTTTTATTCCCTTACGGAATGCTTCTGATTCTAACTTATCAAATAAACTGGCCATACTTATATTTATATCTTTTTCTTAAAAGATTTCCATATTCTACGGCCAGTTTTTGTTTTACTTGCTTTAAATCCCATAGTCATCGTTTTAATACCCATAGCTTCTAATTCTTTTTCAGTCCATATTTGAAACTCATAACCTCGTTCATCACAAAACTTCTTAGCATACTTCCACTTAGAAGTATTTTTCATATAGGTTAATGCTTCACTTAACTGTTTTCTTTTAGGTGGTTTTGTTTGTGATGATGGTTTTATCTCAATAAGAAGTGTACGACCAGTGTCTGTTCTTATAGTAAGGTCAACAAAATAACGATGTGCTTTACGATCTGTTGAACATACATACGGTATAACGGTCTCTTCAGACTGCCACCACTTAACCCATGACGCTTTGTCTAAATATCTAAATGCATTTCTCTCCCATAAGGACCTATAATGTATCATATCTATGTTACCATTATATTTCTCAGGGTGTTTTGGCTTCCAAGTGCCAGAATATGTCTTTTTCATATAACTATTTATACAAATTCGTATAAATAATAACTATACAAACAAAGGAACAATTATGGGATTAGGATCAGACGAACATCTCGGTGCGGGTATCTCGCGTGGTAAAGATATTAGATTGAGTTATACTGGTGATAAATTTGAACATTGGAGATATCCAGAAACTGTTGGTAGTGATGGCGGTGCAGATGATATAAACTTTAATAGTAATGCAACTAGTGAATATG